GTCGACGGGGTCGAGATTGAAGGCGGCGGCAATCTCCTTGATGAGACGCCGGCGCTGCCGGGTCGTGATCGCGTTCAGGTCCAACTGGTAGGCTTGTTGGGGCGTGTCGTGGTCGGGGAGCCGGACGGTGATCGGGACCATCGACACGATGGGTACCTGAGGCGACTCGTGTTCGGGTTGGCGGAAGACGCGACGCCACAGAGGGGCGCGCTCCTCGTCGTGGACGGTGGCTGTCGTGAGCCACTCTTCTTTGGTGTTAGGCATATGTCTCCTTTGGAGATAGCTCCTTTGGAGCTGGCTCTGTAAGAGCTAGACTCCTGAAGACGTCCTCGAGGGGCTGGCGGGCCTCGTGCAGGTAGGACAGGTAACGTCGTCCGGCCTCGCCGTTTCTGAGCGACCGGTCGACCTGCACGGCCTTCTGCCAGTCCTCGGGGCACCTGCGGATCTCCCTCCACGTCTCGTCGTCGTGGAAGGGACAGAAAACACAGCTCGAGCTGGGCGGGGCGGGGAGGTTGTGGTCCTGGAGCCAGGCCCTCGCCTCCTCCGGTGCTATTCCGAGCTCGACCAACGGAAAGCGGTGGGTGATGTACTGGACGCGGCTGGTGGTGCGTTCGGCGCGGTGGGCTTCCTGGGCGTGGAACCCGATCCACTGCTCGACGGTGCCGGGTCGGAGCTTGAGCCCGCGCTCTTTGATGACCTTCCTGATGTAGCGTTTGGCGGGTCTCACTTTCCAGTCCCGGTTACACTGTCGCGGTGCCATGCCCTTCTTGCCCTCGGGCGAGACGGTGAAGACGGGAGGCATCACGGCGCCGCGCTGGATGACGCGGTTGTCCTTGGGGTAAACGTTGACCACCGGAACCGCGAAGCCTTCGAGCCAGGGGCCCCAATTGGCGGCGAAGAGGCGCGTCGCAAGGCGTTCGTGTCCCGTCTGCGCGTGTATTGCCACGGCTGGAACGTCCCAGCCAGCGACCGGGGGGAGCTCCTCGAGGGCGGACATTGCGGCCAGGGTCCACGAGTCGAGCCCCCAACCGAGGGAGAGGACCCGGAGGGCCGGCCGGTCGACCTTGTTACCATTCCGCATCGTCAATATCCTCCAGGACGTCGCCGGTCTCGACAGAGGCGCCCTCGGCGGATCCCGGCCAGTCCTGCTCGTCCAGGATCGCGGTCAGGGCGGCCGAGATCAGCAGATCGTCGTGTCCGTGGGCGATGAGCCCATCGTAGGCGAGATCGTCCCACACGCCCCACTTGAGGAGCCGGTTTGGGCCGGGTCTGACCTCCCGCTGGCAGCTCTCGACCTCGTACCAAAACTGTCGGGTGTCCTGCTGTTCGTCGCGGAAGTAGTCGCGGTAGCGGCCGGTCTCCACGATGCCCAGGAAGTTCCACCCCAGGTCGCTCTTCACCTTTGAGCTGAAGACGACCGGAATCACGCGGCCGCCATCGTCGCGGTGATCGCCCAGGGCCTTGGCCAGGAACGAGGTCAGCCCGGCGCCGACCCCGGTGGCGTCCACCACGACCCAGACCGCGTGCCAGTGGTTGACCAGGGCCAGGATCTGCGCGTAGAGGCTGGTGTGTTTGACGCCCAGCCAGAGCTTGCGGTCCACCACGCGATACGTGGGCAGAGAACCGTACTGGTAGTCGACGTCGACCACGGTGAGGGCTGTGGCGTCCCTCTGTGGGTTGGCCAGCATAGCCCTCTCGTGCGGGTCGCCTTCCGTCTCGTCCTCGCCGGCGACGTCGACCAGGAGCGCATAGCGGTGGCCGGGGGTGGGCTCGTGGACGCGGTAGTGATCCCCTCGCATCAGAGCCTGCCGCTGGGGTGGGAACATGCCCCCGAGAGCGTCGATCTCCTCGAGGAAGTACTGCGTTTTGACCAGGGGATGGTTGCGGCCCATCTTCTGAACTCGCTTGGCCACGAAAAGTTTGTAGGCGGGGACCTCCTCGCCGACGATCTCCGCGTCGTACTTGAAGACCCTGCGGATCCCGTCGCGCTTCTGCTGGCGCTCCAGATAGGCGATCGTCTGGGCCAGGAACGTCTGCGAGGTCCACGCCGTGCCGGTGAAGACCGTCGTCGCGTTGGTGGAGGCGCCCATCGGTTCGAAGTCCTTGCCCCACTTCTCCGGAAGGACGTCCTGGGCCTCGTCGCACTCCAGGAGAAGTGACGCCGTCCCTCCGACCACGTTGGCGGTGGGCTCGGCGGAGAAGAAGAGGCAGCGGGCGTTCCCCAGCTGGAAGATGTAGCCTTCGCGCCGGCGCCAGGATCCCGCGTTCCACGGGTTGCTCATGTGCTCCTCGAGGCGGAGCATCGAATTGACCGTCTGCGGTTTGAACGTCGGAGAGGCCTTGACGATCTGGCCGCCCTTGCGCTGGTAGAGGTTCAAGAGATACGCCTCGAGCTGGGCGGTCATTTCGTTCTTCCCCGCCTGACGGGACATCATAACGGCGAACTCTCGGCCGTGGCCGTGGAGGATCGACTTGAGGACGGCTCGGGCGGGCTCGAGCTGGTAGGCGCGGAGGGGACGGCGCAGCACCAAGCGGGAGAAGTGACTGATGTCGAGGCCCCAGAGGACGAGGATGCGGGCAGTCGTGGCTATGGACCGGCGCATGGGTGCGCCTCCCGGTGGGTGGTGACATAGGGTTTGTTTGAGGTAACTTTTTTTTCTACGGAACAAACATTCCTCTGGCGGCGAGACCCTAAAGGTTTTCCCTGGAGAGTGGGGGGTTTCGCTTTCTGGGGGCTATCGGGCGATTGGAGGTGGGTTCGGGGATTCATGGTGGAAACCTTTAGGGTCGCTCACAGGTCGACGCCGAGCTCGGCGCTGAGTTGATCGAGGGCGAGATCGAGGGCCTGTTCGAAGTCGCCGCTGGTGTCGCCGGTGATGGCCCGTCGGTGGCGGAGGAGACGGCCGAGACGGCTAGCATTCTGGCCGTGGACGCGGAGCAAGGTGCCGAACTGCTCGACGGTCAGCTCCTCCAGGCGGGCGTGGATGTAGCGGGAGAGGATGGCCAGTTTGAGGGAGACGTCGAGGATGAGGGTCTCGATCCGCCATCCCTCGACCTCGCTCAGATCGCGCCCCTCAAGGCCCCCAGGCAGGAAAGACTCGTCGAGCTCGACCTTGTCATTATCCACGACACCGAGGGCGATGCGACGGAGGGTGGACGGGTCGGCGTAGGCACCGTGCTGGAGGGCGTTGACGTTGCCGGGAGGGGCGCCGATGGGGGCGTCGGTGCCGCCGTGGGCAGCGCAGCGGGGTGGATCGGTGCCCCGGACGGCCCAGGCGCGACAGGGATCCCCATCGGCGCGAACGGCGGTGCAACGCTTGCTGCGGTCGCTCATGGTGGCCTCTCAGGAGACGACGAGGAGCCGGAGTACCCGGAAGAGGACGTGCCAGAGTCGCTCGATCATGATTTGAGCCCGGCTTGGGCGTTCAAGCCGTCCTCGAGGGCGGTGCCCAGGATATAGCCGACGATGGTGACGACGGCGGCGGTGAGCTCCTGCTCCTGGATCCCGGCGCGGGGACCCAGGGCGATGAGGACGATGGCCACGACTGTGGCCCAGAACTTACGGGAGCGGATCAGAAGTGCCAGCTTGTGCTCGAGCTCGGGCGAGAGCTGGGCGGTGCGGGTTCGGTTCTCGGACATGGTGCCTCCTCGTGCTGTCTGGTGGGGAGTGGCCCGGGCGGTGCCCTCACCCGGGCGGCCTCCCCGCTAAACGAAGAAAGGGTGCCGGCGTGGTGGCGATCGATCGTCCGGCCGGGGGTGGATTGAGGTCCACCTCCGGGGGCGAGTCGTCTTCCACCGCGCGTGGGCACCCTTCGTTGCGCGCTTGTGGCCGAGCGGCGGGCCGCAGTGGGCCGGTTCGTTGCCGCTCGGGTAATTTGTTGGGAACATTATAGCATAGTGGAAATCTGTTGTCAAGAGGGTAAGTTTGGGATATCTTTTGGGAAATAGGGTGGAATTTGGGATATAACGGCGGGAGTAGGGATTAGGGAGTAGGGATTAGGGGGAACGGCGAGATCCCTCGGCTGCGCTCGGGATGACGGCTGAGGATGAGGGCTGACAGGGGGACGGGACTACGACGGATTGGAGAGATGGACGATGGTGGAGATTGCTTCGTCGCACGAAACGACCGTGCTCCTACTAAGAAACTGGTGTTCCGGGGTTGATGGTTCGGCCGTTGGCGAGG